TGACCTACGAGATGGAGGCCATCCGGGACGGCATCACGGCGCACATCGGGCCCGCGAAGGAGACGTTCTACGGGCTCTTCCAGGAGTTCGGCACCTCGCGCCATGCCGCGCAGCCCTTCCTCCGGCCGGCGATCGACGAGGACGGCTCGCGCGCGGTCCAGGTCCTCGCCGTCGAGCTCGGCCGCGGCATCGAGCGCGAGGCGAAGAGGCTGGCGCCGGCGATCCGATGACGACCTTCTCGGGCCGGAAGATGTCCCAGCACCCGGAGGAGCTCCTCGACCTCCTCCTGCTCTTCAAGGCCGAGAAGGTCACCCGCTATCTCGAGCTCGGCGCGCGCGACGGCGACACCTTCCACGCCGTCATGGGCTCGCTCCCCGAGGGCTCGACGGGCGTCGCGGTCGACCTCGAGGACGGCGCCTGGGGCCGGAAGGATAGCCGCCCGGCCCTCGAGCGCGCGGTCGCCGACCTCCAGGCGCGCGGCTACAACGCCTCGGCGGTGTTCGGGCCGACCAACACGCCCGCGACCCTGAACCTCGTGGCGCGCCGCGGCCCGTACGACGCCTGCCTGATCGACGCCGACCACCGCTACAAGGCCGTCCGCGCCGACTGGCTGGCCTACGGCGATCTCGCCCGGATCGTCGTCTTCCATGACATCGCCGGCGAGGGCGAATCCGACAAGCATCGCGGGTATCCGGTCGAGGTGCCGCGGCTCTGGCAGGAGCTGCGCCAGGAGCACCGCTACGTCGAGATCGTCGCGCCGAAGAGCACGTTCGGCCTCGGGGTCATCCTCCGATGACGACGCCGGAAGAGGCGGTCGTGGCCGTGCTGGGCGCGGACGCCACCGTGACGTCGCTCGTCGGGACGCGGATCTACCCGCAGATCATCCCGTCGGGCAACACGCTGATGCCCGCCATCGCCTACCAGCGGATCAGCGACTTCCCGGTCCGCACGCTGATCGGCAAGAGCGGCCTCGAGCGGCCCCGCATCCAGATCGATTGCTACGCCAATGGCTACCTCGAGGCCAAGCGGATCGGCAAGGCCGTCCGCGACGCGCTCGACGGCTACCGCGCCCCGGTCACGGTGGGCGAGGAGCAGATCCGCATCGCGGCCCAGATCGTCGCGGACCGCGACTTCTACGAGTCCGACACCCGGCGCCATCGCTACTCGCTGGATGCCGCCGTGTGGGCGCACGAATCGACGCCGGCCGCATAGAGAGGGGAGGGGCGAACCATGGACGCGAACGGACGCAGCGAGGCTCTCGAAACCCAAGGGACGACGCTGGCGCGGATGCTGACGTCGAGCGGCACCTTCGCCTTCGTCAACGAGACCTCGCCGGTCTCGAACAAGATCACGCGCGCCACGGGCAGCTTCATCGATGACGGCTTCGTGGTCGGCGACGTGATCACGACCGACAGCGTGGCGAACGACGGGCCCTTCACGATCACGGCCGTCGGCGCCCTCGAGCTCACGGTCTCGGAGAGCGTGACGGACGAGGCGGCGGTGCCGGTCGTGATTTCGACCGAGGTGCTGCTCGGCGAGATGACGGACTTCGACGGGCCGGGCGGCTCGGCCTCCGTGATCGACGTGAGCCATCTGCTCTCGACGCGCAAGGAGAAGCGGATGGGCCTGGCCGACGAGGGCCAGTTCACGTGCAACGTCAACTTCCTGCCCGGCGACCGCGGCCAGACGCTGATGCGCGACGACCGCGCCGCGCGCTCGGAGCAGGTCTTCCGTCTGCACCTCACCGACGAGGACGACAGCTACCTCGAGTTCCATGCGTTTGTTCTCGGGTTCGCGATCTCCGGCGGGGTCGACGCCAAGGTGAACGGCAAGCTCACGCTCGAGATCACGGCCGAGGTGACGCAGGAGACGGCGGCGTAGGAGGCCGCGCTTTATGACACTGACGCGGGAAGCGATTCTCGCCGCCGAAGACCGGCCGGCCCAGAAGGTCGATGTTCCCGAATGGGGCGGGTCGGTCTTCGTGCGGGCGCTCAGTCTGAAGCAGCAGGCCGCCCACGAAGAGAAGGCGCGCGGTCAGACACCCGAGCGGGTCGCGGTCCTGCTCGCGATCACGTCGACCGTGGACGAGAACAGCGTCCCGATCTTCAAGGACGAGGACGCGCCCGCCCTCGAAGAGAAGAGTTCCGGGGCGGTCCAGCGGATCGTCAAGGCCGCCATTGCCCTCAACGCCATGTCCGAGGCCGAGATTGAGGGCCTCCGAAAAAACTCCTAGCCCGGCCGGAGCGGCGCTTCATCTTCCGTCTCGCCCGCGACCTGGGTATGACGGTGGCCGATCTCCTCAGCCGGATGAGCGCGCGGGAGTTCAACGAGTGGACGGCGTACTACCAGCTCGAGCCTCTGGGCGAGCAGCGCGACGACCTCCACGCCGGGATCATCGCGGCGACGGTGGCGAACAGCGGCTTCGCTCAGCCGAAGCGGGCGGCGACGCCGGCCGACTTCATGCCGTTCCGGGACCGCACGCCGCGCGACGAGTCGATCGCGCTGAGCCAGCGCGTGCGGGCGGCGCTCGTCGGCCTCAAGCCCAAGGCCGCCAAGAAGAAGGCGAAGCCCGCGCCGCGCACGCGCGCTCGACGGTGAAGTAGATGGCGACGATCGGAAACCTCGTCGTCGACCTCACCGCGAACACGGCGGCCTTCAAGGAAAACATGGAGGTCGCGCGCCGCCTGACGCGCGGGGCCGGTGAGGACTTCCGCACCGCCTCGGGCCACAGCCAGAACTTCGGCCGCGTCATGAACGAGACGGGGAAGCTGACCCGCGAGTTCGCGATCGCCGTGCACGAGATCAACCCGGTCCTCGGGGAGATGGTGAGCCGCAGCGCGGACGCGGCGCTCTCGGCGACCCGGCTCGGCGTCGCGCTGGCGGGCATCGCGGCCGGGGCCGCCGTGCTCGCGGCCGCCGTCGCGGGCTACATCGAGAAGATCAAGGAGGGGCAGCAGTTCCAGGCCGCCTTCAACCTGGCCGTCCGGTCCGGTGACCTCGGCGCCCTCCGCAACATGTACGGCGACGCGCTCAAGCAGATCGAGGAGTACACGGTCAAGCAGCGCCAGGCGACGCAGGCGATGACGGACTTCCGGAGCGCCGCCGAGGTCGTGGTGAGCTTCTGGCAGACCACGTTCTCGTCGGGGGTCGGCGAGGCGACGAAGCGCCTGCGCGAGCTCGCCGAGGCGATGCCGACGCTCATCTTCCGGGAGTCGGCCGCGGCCGCCGCTCAGCTCGATAGCGCCCTCGCTGGCACCGCGCGCTCCGCGGCCGCGCTGAGCCAGACGATCGCGGCGTCGCAGGGGCGCGGCACCGGGACGCTCGACGCCCTGAGCGGCCGCCAGGTCGCCGAGGCGATGCGCGGCGCCCGGGCCGACATCGACAAGGCCGGCGTCGAGCGCGACAAGGCGATCACGGAGGCCCAGGGCAAGCTCGACACCGTCCTGAAGAGCGGCGCCACCCAGCAGGACAAGGACGCGGCGCAGAACCTCTTCGGGATCTCATCCTCCATCGCGAACGACACCTTCGACCGGACGAAGCGGAACATCCAGCGCGCCCTCGACCTGACCATCGCGCAGATCACCGAGGCGCGGCGCAAGCTCAACGTCGAGGCGGCTGAGAAGCTCCGGCCGGCCGAGCTGTTCCCGCAGCCCGTCACCAACCTCGGCGACATCAGCTTCGAGGGCGGGCTCCTCGGCCCGGACCTGAATACCCAGATGGCGCAGCGGTCGACCGAGATCCGGAACGAGGCCGAGGCCATCGCGCGCCTGAAGATGGAGCTCGACGACGCGATGATCGGCTGGGAGGGCTTCGAGGGCGCCCTCCTCGGGACGACGAACGCCTTCCACGTCTTCAACCCCGAACTGCCGAAAGCCTCGCGGGCACTCGCCGACCTCGACAAGGGCCTGATCCGCAACCGCGACGCGGCCGCGCTCTTCGGCGTCCAGTTCGACCAGGCGGCGGCTGACCTCGCGGAGGTCCGGAACGCCATGATTCGGCTCACCGAGGATGGCCTCTCGCCCCTCGACAGCCGGATGACGAGCCTCCACGCGCAGTTCGACGAGCTCCGGCGCGTGAACGAGATGCGGGACACGTTCCGCAACGTCTTCGAGGACTCGTCGGCCGCGCTCTCGAAGTTCTCCTCGGCCGTCACCTTCAACACGAAGCGGATCGACCAGGCCTTCGCGGACATGGCGCGCAGCATCGGCCAGAGCCTGCTCGACAACCTGATGAAGCGCGCGCTCGAGCCGATCCAGAACAAGCTGATGGACATCGTCGGGCAGATCGCCCAGGTCGGCCTGTCGGCCTACTTCAGCGGCGGGGCGGGCGCTCCCACCACGTCAGGCGCTGTCGACGTCGCCGGCTTCGCATCGCTCTACGCCAAGGGCGGCGTCTTCCGGCGCTTTGCCGGCGGCGGCGTCGTGCGGCGCTCGACCGTCTTCCCGATGGCCGACGGCTGGGGGCTCATGGGCGAGGCCGGGCCCGAGGCCGTGATGCCGCTGGCGCGGACCTCGAACGGCGCCCTTGGCGTGCGTGCCGAGGGGGCCGGCGCGAGCGTCGAGGTCACCATCATCAACAACGCGCCGAGCACGGAGGTCCGCCGGGGCAACGACCGACGCGGCCCTGACGGCAAGCAGATCCTCGAGTTCGTCGTCGAGGCGGTCGAGTCCCAGATGGACTCCGGTCGCTTCGATGGCGCGATGGGCCGCAATTACGCCCTTCGCCGAAGCTCCATCCGATGAGGGGAGGGGTAGCCGATGCCGGTCTCTGACTTCACCTTCTACGACTGCGTCGCCGAGGACGTGGGCCGCGGCGTGCACAACTGGAACGCCGACACGCTCAAGATCGCGCTCTCGGACACCGCCCCGGTCATCGCGACGCACGCCGTCCTGGCCGACGCCGACGAGATCAGCGCGGGCTTCGGCTACTCGGCGGGCGGCCCCACGGTCGTCGACACGGCCTTCTCCCAGGTCGACGGCGTCGCGACGCTGATCGGGGACGACCTGACGATCACGGCCGTCGGCGGCGCGATCGGGCCGTTCCAGTACGCCGTCATCTACAACGCGACGCCGGCCGGCGGGGCCCTCATCGGGTACTGGGACTACGGCGAGAGCATCACGATCGAGGAGGGCGACGCGCTCGACATCGACCTCGACCAGATCGCCGGGATCCTGACGCTCACGCGAGTGAATCCGTAGCCATGAAAGGACTCGGCATGCTCTTCAACGCGCGCCGCCGCCGGGCGTTCGCGGGCACGGCCATCATCTCGTGCCTGTCCTGCGGCCTCTCGCATCAGCTGCCGCCGGAGCCGCGCCAGCGGCTCGCCTCGGAGCGCGGGTTCGCCGAGCGCCACGAGGGTCACCGCCTGACGTTCGGGACGCTGGCCTCGCCCGGCCTCGCGGCCGGCTTCCCGCACAACGCCGACGTGAAGATTGCTCTCCAGTCAGTGCAGACGATGACGGTCACCAATCTTCACTCACTGGCGAACTCGGCGACGGCCGGGTGGCAGAGCGACGTCGTCGACAACACGTCGAGCCTCTTCCTGGACGCGCTGCTCATGGTCGTGCTCGACTTCGCGAACACGACGCCGGCGAACAGCCGAGCGGCGTTCATCTTCGCCTACGGCGGCATCGAGTCGGGCGTCTACAGTAACCCGTTCTCCGGCTCCGAGGGCACCGTGACGCTGGTCGATGTCACGGCCAACGCACAGAACGCGAAGCAGGTTGGGGCGATCCCATACACGACGCAAGACGAGGTGGCCGAAGGCGGTCCCTGGTCGGTCGCCGCCGCGTTCGGGGGCTGGCTCCCCCCGTTCTGGGGCGTGGGGATCATGAACCACTCGGGCGCCGCGCTCCACAGCTCGGGCAACACGGTCAAGTACCGCGGCATCTACGCGACGGTGATCTAGCGCCCGATGGTGGTCATCCGACCGCGGCGGTGGCATGAGAAGCCGATCGGGCCCGTGCAGATGAACCGTCATCTGCCGGAGGG